TTCAGTGAAGTTGTAGGAACTGTGTAATAGGAGACCCACACAATTATGGCATTAAACAGAAACATTTTTTCGGTTCCCAACAACGAAAGATCAATTGACTCATTCAAGTCTAGACTTGTAAGCGGTGGTGCTCGTCCTAACCTCTTTGAGGTTGAGATGGACTTCCCTTCAGGAAATGGCATCTTTGATGATGAGATTGAGAACACAACTCATCGTATGATGATAAAGGGAGCACAATTACCAGCATCAAACATTCAAGAAGTTATCGTACCATTCAGGGGTAGGCAACTTAAGGTGGCAGGTGACAGAAGATTTGACCCATGGACAATCACAGTCATCAACGATGGAGATTTCAAACTGCGTGAAGCGTTTGAGAGATGGGCAAACTTTATCACTAAAGTATCCGATGGTTCAGGAACTATCAACCCAACTGATTACTTTGCAGATTGGGTAGTCAACCAACTAGGACGTGCATCAACTAATCTTGATACTCGTGGTGATCAAAGTAGTGCTACACTACCTGTGCTACGTAGATATAAGATGCATGGTTGTTGGCCATCACTTGTAAGTCCTATAGAGTTGTCTTACGACACAGCAGATACAGTTGAAGAGTTCCAAGTTACCCTACAAGTACAGTGGTGGGAAGCATACGACGGGCAAAACTCTGATTCTGTGGTATAATACATAGAAAGCAGGTAAAATAAATTATGGCTAAACTGTTCGGATTCTCTATTGAGGATCCTAATGAGAAGAAGAAGAAAGGTGTAATCAGTCCAGTTCCTCCCAATAATGAGGACGGGGCTGATTATTTTCTATCGTCTGGTTTTTACGGACAGTACGTAGATATTGAAGGTGTATTCAGAACTGAGTTTGATGTCATAAAAAGATATCGTGACATGGCACTACACCCAGAATGTGATACTGCTATAGAACATGTTGTAAACGAGGCGATTGTATCTGATAGTAATGATAGTCCTGTTGAGATAAATTTAGATAACTTAAATGTAAGTGACAAACTAAAAGGTATTGTAAGAGACGAGTTCAAAGGAGTCAAAGACCTTCTACAGTTTGATAAAAAAGCACACGAGATTTTTAGAAATTGGTATACAGATGGAAGATTATATTATCACAAGGTAATCGATGTACAGAAACCTGATGAAGGTATACAAGAAGTAAGATATATTGATTCACTAAAACTCAAGTTTATGAGAGTCAAACCCACTAAGGAGAGAGGTCAAAAAGGAGCAGAAGGAATACCTGTTTTACCATACTCAGGCGAACAAACTATAACCAAAGATACTAAGATAGAGGAATTTTACACTTACTACCCACAAGGTATGGCACAGAAGTATGGTTCTGTTGCAGGTAAGGGTATAAGAATATCAAAAGATGCGATCACATACGTACACTCAGGTCTTGTGGATCGTAACAAAAAAATTACTCTCTCTTATCTTCACAAAGCAATCAAAGGTCTCAATCAACTTAGAATGATTGAGGACTCTCTTGTTATATACAGACTATCAAGAGCACCAGAAAGAAGAATATTTTATATTGACGTTGGTAATCTACCTAAAGTAAAGGCAGAGCAATATCTACGTGACGTAATGTCTCGCTACAGAAACAAGTTAGTATATGATGCTAACACTGGTGAGATCAAAGATGACAAGAAGTTCATGTCTATGCTTGAAGACTTCTGGTTACCTAGAAGAGAAGGTGGAAGAGGAACTGAAATCACTACATTACCTGGTGGTCAGAACCTTGGAGAACTTACTGACATTGAATACTTCCAGAAAAAACTATATCGCTCTTTGAATGTTCCTGAGTCACGTATTGGTGGAGATCAAGGATTTAACTTAGGTAGATCATCAGAGATTTTACGTGACGAACTTATGTTCAGTAAGTTTGTAGGTAGATTGAGAAAAAGATTCAGTGGTCTATTCATTGATTTACTCAGAACACAATTGATACTCAAAAACATTGTGACTCCTGAGGACTTCGATAAGATGGCGGAGCACATACAATTTGATTATAAGTATGACAATCACTTTGCAGAACTCAAAGACCATGAGTTGATGACTGAGCGTCTTAATATTATGGTTGCTATTGAACCATACATCGGCACATACTACTCAAGAGATTACGTCAAACGTAAAGTCTTACGTCAAACTGAAGATGAGATAATGGAAATGCAACAAGAGATGGAGGAGGAGAATGAAGCAGGGATTGGTGTGCCTCTAGATACTCAGAATCAAATGATGCAAGGTTCAATAGATGCGGAAGTTGAAAGACAAGGTAATCTAGGAAAAAATAAATCAGAACCAAACCTCGATAATAAAAAGAATGGTGGAAAAACTGAAGCACCAGAAATAGACATCAAGAAAGCGAAGATATAAATATAACTAGCGTTTTATAAAATTTGAATGGATTCTGCTGAGTTAATTGATATGATAGCAAACGATGCTCCTTCATCGGAAGTATCTAATGCTTTGAAAGACATGATGTTTGCGAGGTCTGCTGAGTTTGTAGATTCTGCTGCTCCTGTTGTTGCCAAATCATTGTTTGGTGAACCAGAAGAGGGAGATCCTTTACCTGAGGTAGGTGATGGTATCGAAGAACCAGAAGTAGACGCTGAATTAGAACAAGAAACTGGACAGGAAGAAGAATGAGTGCATCGCAACCACTTAAATTAGTCACGGATATTGGAACAGTAGATAGTGCTAACGCAACATCTGCTGTAACTGCTGCACAAACAGTAAGCACAGGGGTTGTTTATGTAGTTTGTTCTGAAGCAAGAGCAGGTGGAAACATCGCAGTTTGCAATACCGCAAACCAAGCAGGTGTTGGATCATTCCATGTAGCGAAAGGGGATTCATTCCTTTATCGTTATGGACATGCTGCCAAAGCACCAATTTCTGCTATTAGTAAAGCATCATCAGCAGTTCTAACTGTTGATCATACAGATACAAAGTTACAAGTAGGTGACTACGTAACTCTCTCTGGATCTGCAGTTGCAACTTACAACAATACAATTGCACATGTGCCAATCACTGCTATATCAGATCCTCAAAGGACTAATGATTATAAGCAAACGATTACGGTCACAGCAGACACATCATCACTAGCAGATTTTACAGGAACTGCTGTACTATCTAAGTCGGTGATTTTTAGAATGGCACCTGAGACATCATCAGGATGCACATTACATCTCAAGGAGGTAGGAATAGGATGAAATTAATTTCAGAAGAAATAGAATCAGTTGATATTCTTACCGAAGAAAAAGACGGGAAGAAAACTCTCTATATTCAAGGTCCATTTTTACAGGCAGAAGTGGTAAATCGCAACAAACGTTGCTACCCTCTCGCTACTATGATGGGTGAGGTAAAGAGATACAATGAAGAGTTTGTATCCAGAGGACGTGCACTAGGAGAACTAGGACATCCAGACGGACCGCAAATAAATCTTGATCGTGTATCACACAAGATATGTTCTCTTACTCAAGAGGGTAATAATTTTGTGGGTAAGGCACAGATCTTGAGCACACCTATGGGTAAGATAGCAGAGTCTCTCTTAGATTCTGGTGTAAAACTAGGTGTATCATCAAGAGGTATGGGATCTATCATCAACAAAGAAGGTGTTTCTTATGTTGGGGAAGACTTCATGCTTGCAACTGCAGCAGACATTGTTGCAGATCCTTCAGCACCCGATGCATTTGTAGATGGTGTAATGGAAGGCAAAGAATGGGTCTGGGAAGGCAGCATTCTGCGTGAAAAAAATGTTAGTAACATTAAAAAGAGTATAAATACTTTGGTAGATTCAAAGAAGTTAGAGGAGCACAAGCTTTCTTTATTTAAAAACTTCATAGAGAATCTATAATTGTCTAAATAATAACATATCTTAGGAAACAAGGACTGGCAAATGACCGCTAAAACAGAAAGCGAACTACATGAGATGGAGAACCAGGTAACCAAAGGATCTAAACCTGCGGAACCTATGCCAACAACTCCAAATTATGTACCCGACGCAGGGGGAACAGGTGTAGAGGACTTAGGAGGTCCTACCCCAACTAATAGTAAACCTGATGACAACTCTAACAAGTTGAAAACACCTAGTGCAAAGTTTGCACAAAAGGGCGACGCTCACTTTAAAGGTAGTGCAGGTCAAGTCAAAATGGACGGTCCCCTAGGAAACCAAGCCGATGGCATGAAGTCATCTGGTTACGGAAGAGGTGCTAATGAAGAAACAGAAACAACTGATGAAGTTGTAGCAGAAGCACCAGAACAAGAAATACAAGCTCCAGAGATAGAGATTGATCTTGAGGACGATGTAAAAGCATTGTTTGAAGGAGAAAATTTGAGCAAGGATTTCCAAAACAAAGCACGTACAATCTTCGAGGCAGCTATAATGTCCAAGATTGCAATCGTAAAAGAATCGCTTGAGGCAGACTATGATGCTTACATCCAAAAAGAAATGGGTGAATACAAAGCATCGCTTCAAGAACGAGTAGACTCATACTTGCACTATGTTGCAGAAGAGTGGATTACTGAAAATGCACTCCAAGTAGAGTCGGGAATCAGAGGCGAACTCTCTGAATCCTTCCTGACTGGCCTCAAAGGTCTTTTTGAAGAACATTATGTTGAAATCCCTGAAGACAAATATGATGTATTAGAGGCAATGGTCACTAAATTAGATGAAATGGAGACAAAACTCAACGAACAGATAGATAGCAACGTTGCTTTGACCCAACGTTTATCATCATCTGTCTCCGATAACATCCTCGATGAAGTATCTGAAGGACTTGCACTTTCACAGAAAGAGAAGTTAGCAGAACTATCAAAAGGAGTTGGGTTTGAGAGTGAAGAACAATACAGGGGTCAACTCGACGCACTGAAAGAGTCTTATTTTACTAAGGCACCAGTAAACGAGTCCCAAGAAGTCATCTCTGAAGATGCTCCAATCGTGGAGAACACACCAGCGATGGATGCTTACATTCAAGCACTGACTAAGTTCCAATAGTCAAAAACTTAAACACAACCTAAAGGAAAAATTCCATGTTTAATTCTGGACAACTCCAGAAGAAGTGGCAACCACTACTTGAGGCTGAAGGAATCGATAAGATTACCGACAACCATAGAAAAGCGGTTACTGCACAACTTCTAGAAAACCAAGAAAGATTTTTAAGAGAGGAGAGAGCATTCTTATCAGAAGCACCTCCTACAGTAAA